ACGAATGGGACGCCTGGATGCGTCAGGATCTTCCGCACCTCGTGAAACCCGGTATGGACATTCTGGACATCGGTGGTAACATTGGCTGGAATGCACTCATGTTTTCGGATTACGGTCCGGTCCATACGTTCGAACCATTGTACCACCCGATTGCTCAAAAAAATGTCGACCAAAACACGACCACGTGGCCCATCACAGTTCACCCATACGGCCTCTCGTCCAGCGAAGCTACCGTGCCTATATACCAAGAACGGCACAATGCGGAATCGACGTGTAACTATGGTGGATCGACGCTCGTGCCACACGACGTTACCGGGTACGACCGCGTGGCCGACATTCAAGTCAAGCGTCTAGATGACGCGTACACCGGTACACCATGTCTTATCAAGATTGACGTCGAGAACCACGAACTCGAAGTACTCAAAGGGGCGGCCCAAACCATTCGAAAACACCTACCGCACATGTACGTTGAAATTTTCGATTTCGACAACGGACCGGTTCCTAAATTTCTCAAAGAACTCGGGTACACACAGATCCTCCCTCGACCCGAACACAACTATCTCTTCGTTTCTCCCCTAAAGACGTGACGTGCCTAGTACGTAAATGGGGGACACGATCACGTCGCGTTTTATTCAGAAGTTCGACTGTGCCAACGAGTCTCACGTCAAGTGGCTCCAGAAGATGACTGTGCTCGCGCCGACCCTCGGTGACCCGACGGCCCGGAACCAGATTGTCGACGAGATTAATGCCAATCCGATGAACCTAAAAGTTACGACGGTCGAGGCACTCGATTGGCCACACATTCATTTCGTACTCGCGACGGCGTACGCAACCAAGGTTCTGACCGGCAAGGCGTACATTCCTCCGGCACGTGCGTAAAATTTTCTGTGTCCAAAGTAAAGATGGTCGGAACTCCTACTGGATTTCTAAACTCCAAGCGTCGCGTCATTACCCGTACGGCCGCCGGTAAGTACGTTGCGCGTACGGCCGCGGGCGGTCTTGCATACAACCCCAAGGCGAAGTTCCACAAGAGCCCAGGCGGTACCGAGCGCGCGACCAAGTATCTAAAGAACCTGATGGTGATTCCGTCGCCGATCCGCCCTAAGTTTAACCGCAAAGAGCGCGCGAACACGGGGGCTAAACGTGCGCCGTACGCCAAGCGCGTCCGGGGCGTTCGTGTCCTGCCCGTCAAGCGCCGCGCGTACATAGCCGAGATGTTTGAGCGCGCGTCCTAGAAAAATAATGTCAACCGAGAGTAAGACCATGCCATCTCCCAAACGAGCAAACTATAATAACAATAAGGCCTTTGAGAATGCGCGCGCAAACTATAACCGTAAAGGTAAACGCGCTGCGTCCCCGGCGCACACGCTCGAGGGTAATATCGGACACATGAACAGACTGCTCAACACGATGAATCTCGCAAATCTGTATCGCCTTCGTCTGACGAGCAAAGCGATGCGTAACAAAATCAACGCGACGGGTGTTATACAACGTAAGATCCCGGCGGCTCTCCGTGCCGAGGTCCAGAAGCGCGCACGCAAACGGGCCGCCGATCCAATGTTCGGGTATCTCAACGCGTACCAGTGGCGCCGACAAATGTTCCCCGAACATAGCCTCGGTCTACACCCGACCGTCGGTGTTACGAGCCGGCTGACGACGCATCATCGCATGGGTGAGCACATTCGTAATTTTGCCGGTCGGACGTCTCGCGGCGTTCTGCCCCGGGTACACAAAAATCTGTACGCCACATGGGCGCTGGAACATAATGAGGGTCGGCCATACGTGCCGAACAACCGGAACAAACAGGCGGTCGCGCGCGCCCTCCTCGCCGCGTTCCGCAAACGTAAGGCTGCCCGGCGCTAAATTAAATTGTACAGGTGGGTAAGCCGCTCGGTATACAATCCGTACGGGACCTCGAGTGACACCAGTTCGCCACTGATTCGAAACCCGTCACTCGTCTGTACCAGTTGACTGATTGTCACCATGTCGAGGTAGGCCTCGACGCAAAAAACTTTGAGAGCATCCATTTCCCACGTGTTGATATCAATCAGAGATAGGTCTTCGCCGACCGGAGGTCCGCCATCGAGCTGAAAATCAAACATTGTCGGCGAAGGCCATTCCTTTTTCTGGCGCACATGTCGTTCGATCATGTGCGCCATAAGAAGCGCATCCTGTCGTCGCCGGAAGACGACGGTGGCAATTTTCATATTTTCGTTCGATGTCCGCCACGCAAACACCGAATTTGCATTACTGTGCAAAGTAAAAACCTTTTTGGGCTTTTTGTCGCCCCGTGGTACACGCGTCGGCGGACGTGCGATGGTCAACATCCCGTTTACGTTGAAACGTGGGGATTCTTTACGTAGCGATCAGCGACGCTGTCAGTCTCCTGACCTTTGTAGCCCGCGTACGACTTGGTCAAGACGAGCCATAGAGCGACGAACCCTGCTGCGGTCAGAAGTGGACCAGATTTCATTTTACTCTACCCAAACATTTTCATTCACCTGAAATGCGTGTCCAGAAATCTTCAATCTTGTGCTCGACCGGTGCAGGTGGGGGCTTCTTTTTCGTGGCTACAACATCCGCGACCGCCTCGGCTTCGGCTGCCTCTACAGCAGCCTTGGCTTCCTCGGCTTCGGCCTCAGCCTCCTTTTCGAGTTTTTTCAGTTCGTACATGATATCGGCCAACGAAAGTCGGTCGCAGATATCATCCACGTCGATGTCACCACCCTGTGCGGCGGCGAGCATTTCGGCAAAAACACGTTTCGGACGAGTCATATCTCTCATGGTCGGAGATAAAAGCTCGTTTTGTCGGACGCGCTCAGGGCTTTTTTAAAATCAGGATTATTGAGTACGCACTCGCGTATCAGAATCCATAGGTCAGAACGGTCCGAAATACCTTCGAGTGTGTCCCATCTCATTTCCGTATTTTCGTCGTGATTCTTTTTGAACGGAACTTGATTCGTTTCCATTTTGGTCCGTTGGTCATAAAATTTTTCTATGACGTCCGTCTGTTCTACGGCCGACATGGGAAGATCGAGAACGTATACGTGGTAGACACTTATGGTATCGGCATCGGCCTCTGTGTCCCCCGGTCCTTTATAATCGGTCGAGAACCGAAAGTATGTATAGGCACCACGTTTCATATCTATAGTCCCCCTGGTCTCTTCGTGAAGTTCACGAACGGCACACCGCAAGGGATTGTAGACTTCGCGACGGCGACACCCGCCTGTGACAAACGTCCACTCTTTGTATCGCCGGTCGTGTACGATGAGCATGTGTGGTCGGTTACCGATCATCGTCACTGGAATAGCTATCGATTTGTGTCTCTGACGTAGATGCGGATCCGCCATGGCGGTCGCCTTCTACCATTGGGCCTTCAAAAAAATTAGCCATTGTACGCGTGGATGGATCGTACGTAATCAAGAACAAGAGACCTATGAGCAACACCCATCGCCAAATCTGCATCCTACTTTAGTCCCAATACAAAAGTGACGCCGTTCCTCCTTTGACCTCGAGGACATTATACCCGACGGCATACATGTACTGGCCGGTACACATAGATGTCAGTGGAACGGCGGTCGGGGTGACGATTTGAAATTTGTCTATCCGTGAAAAGTTGAGTGTACCGGTCGGCTGGAAGGAGCTGGTGTCGAGACAGAAGGGAATGACGGCAACGTCCCCATTTAGGTACCCGTTCTGGGTATGGTAATATGTGTTCACGTCGGTCCACTGAGCCAGGTGTCTCGATTCACCAATGTCCGTGCCGTTCACCTGTGTCTTAAATTGGTAATCCGCGACGGACATTCTTCTGGTATTTACAAAGAAAATTTAGTTAAAAAAAGACTATTTGTACCAATAGATGTCGTCATGGTGTTATTTCGGGACGATACCATATCACGAGAATCACTCGGATCATAAAATGTAATTGGGTTACTCGAATAGTTCCCGGATATATAAACTCGTCGGTGCCGCCCGTTCCGAGATTGTCGTCGCCTCTGTGACCGGCCAAACCTGTGTCGAGAATGTCGTGTCCTGTGAATCAACCTGTTGGCCACCGATGAAAAGATCGACGCGAGAAATGGCCGAGACCGGAAATGTCGCCAGTGTGATATTTGTCACCGGGTCACTTGCGGTGATATAACATGCGCCGAGAAGATCGCCTCGACGATCAAACGTAACCGAATCTTGTGCAAAATTCATTTTTTCAAGAGACATACCAAACGGCACGTGCCGCCGATACATCGATCGAAAAAATGAAACTTGGGGATCACCCGAAAGCCACACATCCTGCGGCCCGGTGGCAATTAATTGAGCTACTTGCACGTCAGCGCTCATCTTCTATCATCTGGATGGGAAAAATTAACCGTCTCTCGCCTGACTTAAATGATGACGAAAGCTTTCTGAACGTGCGGATGGGCGTTTCCGGCCTGATAGATCTGGACCGCGTTTATATTATATTTTGCAGTGAGTTCCCGATGGGCTCTGGATTCACCGGATGACAAAGTCTCCCAGCCAATACTGCCTCCCCAGTCGTCGTAAAGCAAGAAAGTTCCTTTTTTGTACAATTTATTACGAAACATGAAATCCAGAACTGTATAAGCAGACGAGTATATATCAACGTCTATGTCTATTATGCACGCGGGCTTGAGCCCGAGCTTGTGTACAATGTCATCGGTAAGAGTCTGATCATAGAAACCCACTACCGGTTTGTACTTTTCGTTTGAAACTATCTCTTCAATCCTTTTACTCGCTGCATCTGGTGTAGTCGTGGTTGTAAACTTACGAGAGTCGAAACCACCCTCGCACCATTCACCCTGGTGAAGGGGCTCGGCGTCGCAAAATGGGAGGCCCTCGAACGAGTCAAATCCCCATATCTTGTCGAAGCAGTCCCCGGGAACATTTTCTAAGAATATCTTTACACTTTCTCCGGTAAAAACCCCAAACTCATAAATATCGGTGTCGGTAGTTTTTTCAAAATTTAAACCACTCAGGAGATGATGCCGCCAGGTGTTCATTCATCTGTAAACATTTCATGTCTTTAAGAGCTGTAAAGCAGGGCGCCCATACCAGCCTGAATACGAAGCACGTTGTAGTTTACGGCGTACAGGTATGCGGCATTGGTATTCTGCGAGTTCTGGTTCAGGGTCTTGACGCTGATGGTCGAAGGGGTCACTATGCGGTAGGTGTCAATGCGCGAAAAGTTGAGCGTACCGGTCGGCTGTAGCTTGGCGGTGTCGAGGCAGAACGGCACGATCGCGACGTTCGACACGGCACCGAACGGGGCGTAGCCGTTCGGCGTGTGGTAATACTGGGTCGCGTCCACCCAGTTGATCAGCGCCTTGGACTCACCGATGTCCACGCCGTTCACCTGCGTCTTGAACTGGAGCTGGGCGGCGGTCGACGCGCTCGAGTTGTACACGGACGTGTAGCTGTTGGACGAGAATGCCAGATACTTGATCGGGTGGGCAAAGGCGAGCTCCATCACCGGCGTGGCCGGGATGAACTGGCGCTGGACCTGGGTGATGAGCATGTCCTGTGCGTTCTTGGCAAAGTAATCACGCTCGGACTGAT